TGCCCTGCTCGCCACCCTTGAAAACGCTCAGGCTTGGAGCGCGACTGATGAGAAATTCACCTACTGCATCGACCTGCTCGAAATCTCAGCGCATAGCAGGACTGCATTTGCTCTTGTGAATGCACTCGAAGACGCCTTTGAAGCCTTGTTAAAAATGCATGGCTGATATGCAAAAATAATTCTTGCAAAATTTAACCACAAGCATAAATTAGAACCACTGAAACAAACAACACGGAGAACGACAATGACCCGCCTGATCAACCTCTACCGCGCCCTACCGACCATGACGAACCGCGCAAAGCTAAAGGCATACATAGCGAAGCATCCGATGGCGCTCTGCACGATATCAGATGAGGAAGCTAATTTCCTTCGCCAGAACGGTTTTTAACAAAGGGGCTTCGGCCCCTCCTTCCCCGCTTACCTTAACATGGAGAACGACAATGACAGACAACACCTATAACGGATGGACAAACTACGCGACGTGGCGCGTTAATCTTGAAATTTTCGACGGCATTGACCCGCGCGAAATGGGATGGTGCGATTTGAGCATATTCAATAAATATGACCTCGCGCCTGTTTTGAAGGACTATGCTGAGGAAATTATCAGCGTGGATTGCAAAGAAGGGCTTGCGATGTCCTATGCCCTCGCGTTCATTTCTGAGGTCAATTTCCGCGAAATTGCTGACATGATGATCGAAGCATATGCAGACGAAAAAGCAGTGGCATAAAAACAGTAATCTTGAATTTTACATTTTTAAAAAGGAAATAGACATGACAAAAATTGTCACCCCCACGATCCACATCAACGGCACTGACGGACGTGAATTGCTGTCACAAGTACGACGTGTTCTAGACTCGCTCGACCTTGTAAAGGACGCGATGAGAGGCGCAAGCCCGAACCCTAGAGACTATTACGTCCAAGGCGCTGAGGCACCTGCTGAGGCTCGCAAGGCGTTTTATGAGCGATATGCTGAGATCAGCGTAATGTTAGATGAATTTCAAAATTTAGCCCTTGCCATCGATGCTCAAATCGACGCGCGCAACGAGCGAGGTGCGGCATGAACGAGACCCTGACCACACTGGACGGCTTGGTCATGTTCGGCCCCCTGCTCATCCTCACGGCCATCATGGCCGTGGGGTTCGCCATCACCAAATGACCCATGCATTAATGCATGGCAGGTATGCAAAAATAATTCTTGCATTATGCTTATGCTTATATTATATTCATTACATCAACAACGGAGACTAACATGTTTCAATTGATCAATACGGAAACCAAAGAAATAGCATTCACTGGCAAAACCCCATCCGAATGCCAAGCCTACGCAATCAAAAATAAAATTTTTACTGTCGAGCGGAGCAAATACTTCAAGCACATCACTTGGGGCGTTTGGGACATACAACGAGTGAAATAAAAAGGGAGGCTCCGGCCTCCCACCCATCACAATCAAAAGGAGATTAACAATGACATATACATCAGGCCCGTGGTCCTTCCATTGCGAAGAAGGCATGTTCGACAGTTGGATCGTTCAGAACGATGGCGACAACGATAGCGACCGTGTCATCTGCCGCATGGAGCGCAACAAACGCATTAAGCATACTGACAAGCGCAGGGCTGAGGAATACCGGATTGCGGCTGAGGAGGTCGCTAATGCTCGCCTGATGTCCTGCTCGCCAGAGTTGTTAGAGATGGTCGAGTGCTTGCGCGGCATCATTGCTGAGAAGCCATACCAAAGCGACAACGAGGCGTTGCATGTCTTACTGAGACAGTGTGATGATCTTATTGCCAAAGCCAAAGGAGAATGAGCATGATCAAGATCACAAAGATCAAGCCGCGCGATTGGCATCCGAATTTTGGTTATGGCAAAGCCGCATATGGTATTGCGGACCATACCGAAATTAGAATTGTGCGAGACAGCCTTGGGTGGCGCGCATACGGCTTGGGTCAAAACCTGATGGCCGCCACTCGCCAAGAACTTGAAACGCATATCAGCTATGCGCTTGACAATAGAAAAGCATAAGCATATAACCAACACGTCAACAGGGCGACGCCCGAAACAAGGAGAACGACAATGAAAGCATTTTACATTCAGAAGGATCGGTACGATCACTGGGAAACATTGCCCATCGGTCCATTTGGCACATATGAAGAAACGCAAGCGATTTTGGATGCCCTCGTTGATGGTGACAAGGAATTTCGGATTGTCGAGGATGATGGCAAACGTGCCTCTATTTGGGGCGAATCAATGAAAAGAATTTATTCAAGTTTGAAATTTGAGCCGCAATGGAAATTTTGCGGCATCCCTGAAAGCCTACAAAAGATTTCATAGGAGGTGACAATGTATCAAGTTAAAGACCTGACCAATATCTATGCCATCAGCGTGGTCGCTGAGACCGAAACCCTGCCAGAGGCGATCCGGTCGATCAAAGGCAAAATCTATCAGATTGAAGAGGATGATCTCAACCCCGACCATTACGACGTCATCACATGGCAAGGCGGCCAATTCACCATCGAACCAAAGAAGGACAAGGCACATGCTTAAAGAACATGACCCATTGAACGCAGACGGCTTGATCTTTGAAGACAACCCCTATCAAGAGCGCGGCTATGTGAAATTTTTTGTGTCCGGTTTTAGGGACAAGGAACATGCGAGCGAATGGTCCGATGCATACTATGACAAATTTTGGGGATACGCTCCACGGTTCAACTTTGAGGAAGGCGCGCAGGGTTGGAAGGTCCGTGTCGAAAAACGAACATCATGCGATTGATTTTGTCGCTTGACTAACATGATTTCTTTATGCTAATGTTTTTGAGTTAACAGGGCAGATGCCCACAACAAGGAGATTAACAATGATTCCTGCAGTAGACTTTATCAGCATGACCGACGCGGACCTCATCGACGAGGCCGCAAAACTCCAATCGCTTCATGCCGCCATTGGCAAGAAGCTAGAAGAAGCCAAGACCATTATCCGTTCGCGCGGCCAGAGCCAGATCAACGGCCATACTTTTATGGCTAAGATTGGCGATCCGGTCGAGGCTTGGTCTTTGGACAAGGAGAAGATCACCAAGGCAATGGGCGAGAAATGGGTTGCGAAGCACAGCAAGAAATCTGTGCGGTCGGGTTCAGTATCGTTCTCAGCTTATGTTGATCTGGGATCGGTCAAGGCGGCGTGATTATACCTTGGCCCACAAAGAAGGCGCGCGACCAATCAAGGCCGCGCGTCAGGCTTTGGCTCTTGATGCCCAACCTACCCGTGTCATGCAATCCTGCATTCATGGTGTGCGTTAAAATTTTAAAGGATAAACATGAGCAAAAAAACTGAATTCAAAAAATTTATAATTGAAGCGGATAAAGATATCGGCACTCCAATGATTGTGATCGGAGACGAGTCTGCTTATGCTTTGGAAGACTTCCAGAAAAAAGACCCAATGGAACAACTCGCAATCATTTCAGGGGTGGCGAGTAAATTTCAACAGATGCGGGAAGAAATGACCGTCGTTGTGTTGCAGAGTCTTATCGACGGAATCAGCGAAGATGAAGAAGATGAACCAGAAGGAGCATTACACTAATGGCAATAAGAATCGCATCAGCAGAGCAGGAGCATAAACCTGTGACTGCAACCACCGTTAAACGCATTAAGAAGGTCAAGGAGACGGCTCCTGTAGTCGAGCCGATACAACCTAGCCAAGAACAAGAGACCGCGCCTGTAGAGCCTCCTAATGGCAATAAACGCAAAGGCTTTGCGAGCATGAGCGGTGACCGACACAAACAGATTTCTTCCAAGGGCGGAGCATCGCTCGCAAAAGAAAAACGTCACTTTGCCAGAAATCCTGACGCGGCGCGAAAGGCAGGGGCAAAGGGCGGTTCCATTAGCAAACGAAAGGCAAAGACCAATGATCACTAAATTCGACTTAACAAAAACATACACTACAATCAAAGGCCGCGACGTTGTAATTTATAACACGAATGGTGGCGGACGCACACCGATTCACGGAGCCGTAAAAGGCAAAAGCAAGTTAGGGGATGACATTCTAGTGCCAACCGCTTGGCAAGCAAACGGAATGAATTACGAAGAGCAATATGAATTGGTTGAACGGCGTGATTTGATTATCAAATCTGTGTGGGTCAATTTTTATAAATCAAATAACGCAACCCGCGTGACTGTTCATGAAACACGCGAACTTGCGCGAGAAATGGCTAGAAGTTTTGGCAATGTAATTGCACAAATTGAACATCGCTTTGAAGTACAAGAAGGCGATGGTTTAACAAATGCCGCATGATCATGGCACGGACCCAGCTATTCGCTGGCTGGGTCCATATGCCCCAGAGGAAAGCGATATGACAGGATTTAGGAGCAAGCGCATGGTGACAGATAGACACGCCGACCCGATTACCATTGATCACATTATCAAGTTGCGTCGGGACATTGAAGAACTGCGAAAAAACGTCAAGACAATGCTCGACACGTTTAAGGTGATTGAGGAGCATTCGGTTGATGACACGGCGAAACTTTTATCAAAAGCGATTAGAGTGGAGGAGGAAAGAAAATGGACCCCGTAATTTTTTTGTTGAAGTATTTTATCTTCAGCATCATCTGGATGATTTACTGGATTGTAAAATTCCATGATGACGAAGATTTCCCAAACATGAAGAAGGCAAGTTGGATTTTATTGCCAGTGCTTATTCCTTCAGTGTCGTACCTTTTATTCTATTGGTAATTGCATGACGGATGGCGTTTTACTGGCTGATGGATTTGAAGATGCATTGTTGGGGATTGGTCGGCAATTCAATTTGGACATTGCCGTCTATGATTATGACAAATGCGTTGAGATATTGATGGCGCGCGATGGCATGGAATATGAAGAGGCTGTCGAGTTTATGGAATTTAATGTCGTTGGTGCTTACGTTGGGAAAACGACACCAGTGTTTTTAGAAACGGGACGAAAAGAATGACAGCGGTATGGTCAATTGACGAAAGAGACATCGTCATCGATATGTGGAAGAAAGGAGGCAGTGCGGCTGAAATTGCCAAAATGATTGGCCGCACTCGCAATAGCGTTTTGGGCTATTTGTTCCGCCTTCGCAAAGAATTCCCCGACATCCCTAAAAAGCCCAACACGGGCGGCAGGAAGGCAAGAAGCCCAGAGGAACGTCCTATAAGGCGGTCGCGTCCAAAGACAATCAAGGTGGCAAAGAACCCATCTGAATCCGTTCAGATGATTAATGCATTTACACCTATTGTTGAACAGGACGCGCCAGAAGGTGGTGTCCCGTATTTTGAAACTCGTAGGCTCATTCATTGTTCGTATATTCTAAACACGAGCAAAGATGCTCACAAAATCAAATGCTGTGGTGCAACACCATTCCGTGGATCATCATGGTGTCGCAAGCATTGGCACGAAGTTTTTATAGAACGTACTCGCCGCGAAAGACCGGACGCCCGTTTATCATCTGACAAAACTCAGGCGGCATCAGGATTCCAGTTTCGTCGAAGGTAAGCACGACAAAGCCTTGATGGGCGCGCGATGGTGCGCCCTCAGAATACTGGAAACAACGGTGATTTGGATCGCCAAGCATTCCGGTCTCCACGCCCCAGTGCGACCCCCTGCGATTGCGTACAGCTGTCAATTGCTGTGCGTGTGTGTGATTGGTTACGAGCGTCCATCCAGAGACCTGAGCATTATTGTATGCGGCATGAATACCCGCCCTGAAACGATGCCTAATCTCAATGTCATCATTCAGGTGAAAGCTATAGCAAAATTCCCACATGGGGAAACGGTCGGCCAGTCGCCCCGCATAGTCTTCAAGTTCAGAAGCCTGATTCGCTAGATAATTATCGACCCTCATATCGTGGTTGCCAATTGTAAAGATTCGGCGTCGGCATTTTGGGAATTGGTCAATCCATTTTTTCGCCGCATCAATTTCAGCCGAAACTTTTGGAGCGTTTGAACCTAGCGTTGCACCATGTCGGCTGACTCTTGCACCGTCAATAATGTCACCATTCAAACAAATTATTTCGGGTTTCAATTGTTTGGCAATTTTGACAAATGCTTTCATGGCGAGCGATTCTGTGTCGGGCCAGATATGAGCATCGCCACCAATCAGGATGCAACCGCTTTTTATTTCGTCTGTTAAAACTTGAGGATAAAGCCATTCGGCTTGTATGACACTTTTGTGTTCTTTTTCGTATTCTTCCCACATTTCGGGATATTTGTTTTTTACCGTCTCAATTCTGGATTGGACAGTCGCATGCGGCAGATTCAAAACTTTCCCCGCCGTTCGCGTACTTTTCTTATGTTTGAAATACTCTCGTATCGTGCTTTCTAGAACTTCTTTGGACAGTGGTACAGTTGGCATTCTAAACACCCCTTTTTGACTTCGGGCGTAAAATACATAAAACCAAAGACATTACAACCCTCTATAGGTTAACAACATGACCGCAGAAGAATTCACCATTTTTGTGGATCACGTTCGCAAAGAATTTGGAGCGTGGGAATACCAACTTGCAAAGGCAATGGGCTTCCATCGGACGTCCATTGCTCATTGGAAAAAGGTAGGGTCGCCACCTTACGTTGATCTTGTCGCCGCCGCTGTCATGGCAGGTCTCGACCCTTGGAAGCCCTCGCCAGAACATCAGCCCAATCATCCCCAACCCGATCAGGAATCTTGACCTCGACCTCCAACTTCTCTTGCACGATCAGGCGGGATGCGAGCGTGTATGCCGCCTTGTGACCCGTATACGATTCGTCATTATCGCCAAAGATTGTGACCTTTCGCACGACCGCAGGAGGCTTCCATTTGGCTAGGTTGTGAGCATTGATCGCTGACCATACTGGGATGCTATGCAGGACTGATGCGGCAATAGCCGTTTCGATGCCCTCAGCGATGCCCATGTGAACGTCAGACGGCGCAAGGCGGATCGCACACCCGTCAGGGATTTGTCCGGCCCCTACCCTCTTGGCGGGTTTGACATCTGCCTTCTGGCCGTCTTCCGTCAAATAGGTGATGTGGACATTATGACCAAAATTGTCCGACCCGACCACCTGAGCCACCATTGCGGGGAATGATTTTTTAGCATCGGGATGCCAAATCAAATTGGACCCGCGATATTCCCGAATTGATTTAGAGCGCCACTGGAGGCCAAGACGGTTGTTCAGGTAGGTAGCTACCGGACCATCGGAGGAAACGGCTTCTGCGGCGTCCCAGATGGCTTTTACGACCTGTTTCTGGCGCACCCTATTGGCGTGGTCCGCTGATGACGTCGGGTGCATTCCGGTTATGCTTGTGATGGTTTCACAAATGGTCCTGAAACTTTTTCCCGTGACCAATTGGGCTAAACGAAAGCCATCACCCGCACCACACGAATTGCAGATAAACGTGCCTCTGCCTTCCTTGTCATCCCAACGGAAGCGATCCTTGCCGCCGCATATGGGACAAGCGCCATGCCGATTGACTAGAAATTTCGGATCGACACCTAGTTGCGGCAAAATGGATAACCATTTGCCACGCGCGATGTCTTCAGGCCGCAGAACGGGGTTGATTGCGTTTTTCATATTTTTCTCTCGATTTTGCTTTGACGATATTACGATGCTTAATCCAACTTAACGTAGCCGCTGACGGCGAGAGGGCGACCCCCTTAAACGAGTTGGACGGTCCAACCCCAAATTTATCTTTATACGCCCAATAAGCCCACCCGTCTTTGTATCCTCTAGTAATCGCATAACCTCGCAATTCGGAATAGAAGGTTTCCTTTTCCTTCGTGGTGTAAGATGAGATTTGCTTTTTTCCATCACGCGCAAGTTCCAGCAATTCTCCTGTAGTATGTTCAACCTTACTAACAGCCTCAGCCTTGAATCCACATGACGGGCATTGAGGAGTGCGAGGCGGCTTAAGGAAGGCACACGATGGGCATGCTTTTGGTAATGCGATTTTCTTTTCACGTTCTGAATTTCCTTTTCCTTGTCCATCATCCAATTTGTCATATGCGATATCGGTAACAAATCCCAAACGCAATGTCGTATCGCTGTGGTCTAAAATCAAACAATCAATTTTGCCTTCAGCAGTACGAAGACCACGGCCAATCATTTGCGTGTAGAGGATTTCTGATTTTGTCGGTCTCGCCAGAATGATGCAACGAACGTCCCAATCCACTCCAGTAGTAAGAACTCCAACATTGCAAACAATCTTCAATTCCCCATCAGCAAACTGCCGCGCGATCTCCGCGCGCTCAGGCAAATCCGTATAAGCATCCATGTATCCCGTCGGCACACCCGCTTCCAAAAAAAGTTTTTGGATGTGCTTTGCGTGAGCGCGATCAACCGCAAAACAAATCGTCGATCTATCTTGTCCACGCTCTAACCAAGTCGAAACGATATCGGCAACGAGTTGTGCCTTGTCCATCGCTTTGCCAAGTTGTTTTTTGTTGTAGTCACCTGCAACAACCGCAACACCCGTCAAGTCAGGATGCGATGGCGCGAACACGCGAAAGTCAGACAGATGACCAAGGTCAATCAGTTCTTTGGTTGTCGTTCCGATAATCAAATCATCGTACAGTTTGCCCATGCCCTTTGCCCAAGGCGTGGCGGTCAAACCAATTACAGGAACGTCCTTCCACTCTTCGCTGTTGAACCACTGGTCGTAAAATTTGAACATGACGTGGCATTCGTCAACGATGATCAAATCAGCCTTCGGAATCTTTCTCCTCGCCAAAGTTTGGATCGAACAAACTTGAACGGGTTGCGTCATGTCGGTTCGCTCATGCATGGCTTGCAAAACGCCAATTTCCCAAATGTCGTGCCTTTCAAACTTTTCTACCGTTTGGTCAATCAACGACAAAGATGGGACACAAAACAAAATCCGGTTGCCCTTGTCCAAGGCCATGCGGACGATTTCAGCCGCCGCGATGGTTTTACCCGCTCCGGTAGGCATTTGCACGACAGGGCGTTTGTGTCCTGACGAAAGTGATTTGCGAAGTTTAGCAATCGCGTCGGTCTGGTAGTCTCTTAGAATAGCCTTAGCCATATCGGTTCCTGTTATGTATGTTATATATATATTATTATTACTATACTCTGGAAGATATCCATTACAGATAGATATCCATTACATTACTCTGGCTAGTATAACTTAGCTATGCACTGGAAGTCAACGCGCGCGCGAGAAAAAAACCCTGCGGCTATGAAACCGCAGGGCTGAAGTCAGGGAGAAACAAGAAATGTACTCAGGAGTTACCATCCGTGTCCAAACGTTTGGCAAACAAAATCTATGCACTTTGGGAAATTTCCGCAAGTCTTTTTTTGTGGGCTTTAACACCGTAAATCACAGTTGAATGCGTCGTCTGCATCATGCGTCCAATTTGCGAATATCCCAAACCTAACTCATTGACAGCACGATAAAATAATTCCTGACGCACCTTTACGATGTCCCGATTCAAACAGGAAGACTTAACCATATTCGGGTCAAGATTATGCATTCGGGCTAGTTCACGAAGCATGGCCGTAAAACGCATTTTTGGCGGCACGATCTGGAGAATGTCCATTGGCTTGTCCTGCGCTTCAAGCCTGTCTTGAGGCAAATGAACGCGCTCAAACGGTACAACGCCAGTCGGACCCGAAACGCCGCCCAAACGCTTTTTTGTGGCGATATAGCGCGCCCTCAGTTCATCAATCGTTTGCGGTTCTCTGTCCATGCGTCCTCCTCAATTCCGTAAATGGTTACGACCATTGGGATGCCATGATTGCCCCATTCAGCGGCAATTCCAGTGCATTCCGAATCATCCTCAACTATTTTCATCTTCACCAAAAGGTCGCTCGTTGATTTCAATAAATTGTCCAAATCGCGTTTGCGTTTGTCAGGCTTGGTTGCAGAAATGTGAATGACATACGGACCCGCAATTTGGTTCTTGGTTTGTTCTTTGATCATCCAACCAGCTTCTTCCAGCCAAGACATGTATTCGGGCGACCGATACATGCGGCCACCTTTGCCGACGCGCCAAAGCCGATTCGTGCTAGGGGCCAATGGAAGTTCAAGCCTTATCATTCGGCACCCAACACAGGAAATGGTTAAGATTAACTCCGTCACCCGTTGCCTTGATGATCCTGACCATCATGGCGAGCGAAGGGTCTTGAACACCACGTTCGATGCGCGAAATTGACGCGGCTGTGGTTTGGCACAACTTGGCAAAATTCAACAACGTAATGTTATTTTTTGTACGCCACTGACGTAGTGGATGGTCAGACATTTGGAACAACTCTTGGCCTTTCGTGGTTAATCGCTATGGGCTGTGCAACGCTTGGTCTGCTCATGGTTATATTAACTTGAGCGCGAATTTCCTTGTTGCTGAAAGTCCAACACTCGCCACTTTCATCTTGAAAGACGATCCAAAGTAGATCATGTTCTGCACCGTAATCGATCAGAACGTGGGCCAGTCCCTTGCCCTTTGGGGTTAGAACGGGAATTGGTGGGTTAAGTTGTAAAAGCATGTGAACCTCTTGACTTCATTTTCATCCTGCGTAAATGATTGGTTCGTTACGAACAACAAAATAACAAAAACCTAAACAGTTTTTGTGAAAGGACAAAAATGGCTAATAAATACGACGTTGATATGTTGCGGCGCACAATTGAACTGCTTTTGGAACGGTATCCAGAACTGGCCGCAGATGAAGAACTTCGGGTGGATATGCTTGAAGGTTCAACGGATTTTCGGGAAACAATGGACAGATTGTTGCGGCGCACACAAGACGCAATTTACCTGTCCAATGCTTGTGATCTAGCCCTTCGAGACATTAAAGACCGCCAAATCAGGTTTGACAAACGCATCGAATTTGGGCGGGAATTGATGAAAAGGCTGATGGAAACCGCAGAAGTCAAAAAAATGGAATTTCCTACGGGAACGGTATCTATCAGGAACACACCACCATCAGTTGTTGTTTATGATGAATATGCAATTCCTGATGATTTTATGCGAATCAAAAAGGAGCCAAACAAAACATTATTGAAAGAAATGTTGGAGAAAATGGATGTGCCGGGCGTCTCATTGTCAAACGGTGGAACAACACTCTCAATCAAAGGAAACTAAGATTATGTCTGCAAAAATTGCGACTGCATTGCATAACGTAATGACCAAAGTCAGTTACGTTCAAAAGGGCGGCGAAAACAAATTCCACGGATACAAATACGCATCTGAGGCTGATTTGTTGGAAAAGCTACGCCCTGCGCTTATTGAAGAAGGACTGATATTAATCCCTTCCGTTGACATGGTTCGTCCGCTTGACGAGCATGGGAATACCGTGGTCGATATGCGATACGAAATTGTCCACAAAGATGGCGACATTTGGCCCCACCCTATTCGCATTTCTGGTTGCGGCAATGACCGTTCCAAAAATGGTACAGTGGGTGACAAGGGCATTTACAAGGCCATTACTGGCGCGAATAAATACTTCCTGTTCAAGCTATTCCAGATTGAAACTGGTGATGATCCAGAGCGGGATCAGCAAGCACAACCACAGGCACAAGAACCCGCCAAGGTATTGCCTTGGGCCAACTATACAAAAGACCTTCTGACGTACATGCGTGTATTCCAGATGGCTGTGGAGATGGCTGAAACGGTCAAGGACGTGCAGGATTTCTGGAAGCAAGAGTTGAAGGAAAACTTTGTGACCATGAAGCTAGAGAAGGACGGCGAGGATTACGAGGCATTGCGCCAATTGTGTTCCGACCGTGTGAAAGAAATTAACGCAAGCAAAAAAGGAAAGTGAAAATGGCTTACGAACAACGTGACAACAGCGGATCATTCTTCGTCAATAATCGCAAAGTGCGTGACAATCAGCCGGACTTCAATGGCAGTGTCATGGTTGACGGGAAAGAATACTACATCAGCATTTGGTCAAAGGACGGCAAATCTGGCGAGTTCTGGACTTGTTCCTTTACCGAAAAGAATCAATCGGGCGAACGTGCATCCGCCCCGCCAAAGACTTCCTCACTGAGTAAGGCGATGACTAAAGCACCATCGAAAGTGGAGGAGCCTAATGACGAAATTGACGACGAAATCCCCTTCTGAGGAAGGCGCGAGCGAATATATTGTTTTGTCCTACCGTCAGGATAGGCATGGCAATGTTCGCAAAACAAAATTGGGACGAGGCTTTGTCGGTCGTAATGGCGTGAACGTCAATGTGTGCTTAGAGGCTTCGCCCCTGCCAAATCAGGACGGGGAATGTTGGATCACATTGGTTCCATATGATCCCAATTTTAGTGAGAAATACGAATGAAGTTCATAACCGACGGAATGATGGAAGAGGCTCTCAATTTTCTTTCGACGCATAGCGAACAGGGAGCAGAGGCCAGAGCCAATCGTTTCAGGGCTGAACACGCGCGTAAGAGGGTCAGGGCTAACCTGATCCTCAACTCCAATGAAAAAACATCAGCAATGAAAGAGGCTTGGGCTGAACAGCATGAGCGTTACGCTGAAGCCGTTGACGCTGAAGTTGAAGCAATCCGGCTTGATGAATACTTTCGATCAGAACGTAATAGGGCTGACGCTGTCATAGAGGCGTGGCGATCAGAACAAGCTAACCAACGAGCAGGGAATAATTTCAAATAATGTCCTCTCCGTTTGTGCCTTATCAAACTGCCAGAGATTTAATGAGGGAAAAACAGATTATTACTTGCCTCAGTGTTCGTTGGCAGTTTGATTATGAAAAAATGGGTGATTTCAGCACTTTTGATTTTATTTGTCGGCGCAACGGTAAAGTAGTGGCATATATAGAGGTTAAAACCAAAACTCGTCCATATGTTGATTTTGACACCTATATTTGCACCAAACAAGATATCGATTATGGGCTTAAATTAAGCAAAGAGGAGAATGTTCCGGCATTTCTGGTGGTCAAATGGCCTGACTATTTTGGTTATTTGCGAATTGTTAGAAATGATTACGAATCGCGTAAATCGGGCCAACGAAACCGGAATGATCCACGGGATTACGACACAATTTGCTATTTGATCCCGCGTGAAGAATTTCGTGAAATCAAAGGATTTGAATTTTATGAATGAAGATGTAGGGACAACCAAACGCGGCAGTCTCTCAGCCAAACGCAAGTTATCAATATGGGAGCGTGAAGGCGGCAAATGCATGCTGTGCGGCGTCAAATTGATGACTGGGCAGTTTATTTTTGAACATGTCCGCGCCTTGGAATTGGGCGGGACTGATACTGATGACAATATTCGATTAACGTGCAAACCATGTGCAAAAGAAAAGACAAAAAAGGACCACCAGATGACCGCAAAAGCCAAAAGACAGAAAGCAAAACATCTTGGAATTAAGGGGTCGAAATCCCCGCTCCCATATGGTAAGACATCCAAATGGAAGCGCAAGCTAGATGGCACCATCGTCCCGCGTTGAGCGTGATGAAGCTATCGATCTTGATAACAGCTTGTTTTGTTTCGGTCGGCTGTCAGACCGTTAGCAGATCAGCAGAATCGCCCTTGCATGAGATGATTCGTGCAGGAGCGATTTCTCATGGCATCAAGCCAGAGATTGGATTGGGTCTCGTTGATGTCGAAAGTTCATTCCGGCCAAACGCTTCTAAGGACGGCAATTACGGACTTATGCAAATTCGCCTAGCCACCGCTAAAGCAATGGGCTTTAGAGGCTCCCAGAGCGATCTAATGAAGCCTGAGAACAACATTGAATACGGCATGCGTTATTTGAGTTATTGCTTTGAAAAGCATAACGACATTACGCTCATGCTTGGTTGCTACAATGGCTCGACGTCAACCAAAAACAAATACCCCAAACGCGTTTTGAAAGCGTCAGAGAAATACTAGGCTGATACGTTCTTTGCCACATGCAAGGCTTGCACGATGGCATCGTCAGGCATCGACAGCATTTGTTCCGTATGATTTGCAAGCAACTTTTGGTTACGCATGGATTCGTTAACCAATGCTTCTGCTTTTTTGTCGATTACGGAACCGCCATGTTTTCTTTCTGGGCGTTCTAAATCCCTTGGCTTGGGTTTATTTTTGGCTTCATACGCATTTGCGCCTACTGCATGAAGTGCGGTCGAATCCAAAAATGGACGCATTTTCTGCAAGACCGTCATAACGGCAGGCGTCCTTGCCGCTTCTTGCGACAATGCCAAAATTTGTGCTTGATCCCCAGAATCAAGAATTTGAGCAACCCGACCTGCAATTCTTCTTTCAGAAAGGTTGAGTGCAACACGACCCAATTCTGAAGCGGCCAATGTCATAACGCCCACGGCACCGCCTACAGTTGGTGTAGTCGCCGCACCAGTGCCAACAGCCGCCATAAGGCTCGCAATGCCTTCAGGGATATATTTTGACAAACTAAATGAACTTGGTTTTTCTCCACCAGCTTCTTTTACAAATTTTAATGTGTCAGCATTTTGAGTCATATTTTCCAAATCAATCATTGCTTGGATTTGACGTGCTTGATCACCATTTTTGCTAGGGAAAATATCTTGCAGTTTTTTCTGCATTACGTTTGAGTCAAGATTGTTCAGGAGTTTTTCAACACCCCCGCGTGATTTGTCTTTTAACGCAGAAACAAAACCATCCTGAAATAATTGAATTTGATCTGGGCTGTATTTTTTCAATGCTTCGCGAACAGCGGCCTCATCAAATGTATTGAATTGGCTTGCATACTTATATCCAGCTTCCAAAGCATTTTTGCTTTTGAAAAAACTTGATGCTCCATCCAATGCTTCAGCATATCCGGGGTTTTGCGCTTTCAAATCATCACGCAATTTTTGTTCAAAACCCTGCAATGCAGTCCCAAGATTGCTTCTGCCATTTCTGAATGCTTCACTTGCATCGTCGTTCAAATTGCGTTTAACTTCATCCCAAAATTTTAATGTTGGTTGATAACCGCCCATATCTTTCACGGCACGATCAAATGCACTTTGAATGCGCGGCTCTTCTTTTAGGGACTCAACAAATGGCGATTCAACATTTGATGCCATAGGATTATTAATAGCGGCATCGTAAGCAGGACCATTGTCTGCTTTTTGTTGTTTGCTAATTTCTTCTTTTGTTGCACCAGCATCAACTTTCCGCCCAAGAATACGATCTATATTTTCATCGACACGACCATATGCTTGTTCACCGCGCTTTTGAATAAAATCATTAACACGCGTTGCGGCTTCATAACCTTCTGGTGTTGTCATGCCTTTACGCATTAATTCAGGTCCGCGTTCACCAACAACATCATATGCTTTAATATCCGCGCCAGCATTGACCGCGTCTTGTATTTCTTGTTCCGTAGGAGCGCGGCCCTCAGCCCTTGCTTGTGCAATTTTTTGAGCAATTAATTCTCTGGCGGATGGATTTGGGTTAATTGCATTACCAAAAGCCTTCGATCCGCCTGCGGTAATTTGTCCCGCACCATGACCCAAAACTGATCCAAGAATGCTAATTGCTGATCTTGCCGTTGGATCAGTAATTCCAAACTCATCAGATAATGCTTCACCACCTTCAACGCCTAAAATAGCGCCACTGCTTCTCAAAAGTTTTTCAGCGGCTTTTCCTTTGCCCATCAATCCGGGCGCGCCAACATCAATTACGGTTTGCGTTAATTTCCCCGGGCCTGTTTTTGATTCATAAGCAGGTCCAACAGGCAAAACTTTTTTAATTTCAGGATCAAGAGCCTGTGCAATTTCTGATGTCGAATATGGTTTAGTTGCTTCATTAACGTAATGTGCCGCTGATAATCCTTTACGAGCGGCGGCAAGACGCGCTTCGCCTTCAGGCGTATTACTGTCACCAACCGCAGAATTGTACAAATGAATTGCACCTTCAGCAGTCTTTGCAACACCCTTTTCAAGGGCATCAGTAACAAAATTCATAATATCCGCAGGCGCATTGACGACTGCTATTGGCAATCGTTCAGCAGCAGACAATGCGCTTTTAGGCACGTCATATTTTTCCCGCAAATCTGGGCGAGCAGAAAGCAAACCAAGATCAGCATCAGATATAACACCTGAACGATTTACGGGCGCGGGTTGTTGTTTTGGCTGAACGGGAGGAACCGCATCAGGTGCAACTTTAATCCCTAATTCGGAATCTGTTATAATATCATTCATTGTACTGCTTCCATTGATGAAAGATCCCAACCATTACCCTTCCATCTTGCCTTAATTCCTTTTGGATATTGTTGTGACATTTGCGCATCGCCTTCAAATTCAGATTGCGGAATGATGTACATCCAACCTTTTTTGCGATCTGATGGTTTAGGAAATTCTTTTTCACGGACGGGCGTATTTGCTCTGGCCGTTTCAATGAATTTATCAACATTGTTTTCAGGATTTTTGCGCCATGCTGTTTTCCATGCATTGTACTGTGCAAGAGTCGCATATTTACCCGGACCATTACGCCATACGTTATAGTCTTCAAAAAATTTATCTTCTGCCTGCATCAAACCAGTTACGCTACCCAATATGTTTCGATTGGTCCCCGGTTGTAATGACGGTTCATAATTGGCTTTCTTTTGGCCTTCAATTTCGTTAACCAAAATACGACCACCAAGATTTTTAACTGCATCAAACATTGCTTGTGTAGCATCTTTGGCAAAAGTTTGTTGCGATACAACATCATCAAGTTTGTATTTGCTTACGTCTAATCCAAGAGCAGATGCTAAAGCAGGAAGGTCAGCTTTAATGTCTGACAATTTACCTGATTGCCACACTTCAAGAATGCGTTTGGCATCATTAATACGAGCATATGCGGCAGGTCTCGAATCTGATGACTTGCCCAAATCTTCATCAACCTTATTCATCTGTTCCACAGATGCTTCAGATTGTTTTTTCTCAGCCGCATTTTGATGCACGTTAGCAACTACTTCTGGGACATAACCAAAAGTGCCATCCTTAAATTTAACTTGCACATTTCCATTTTCCACGTCTTCAGCGCGCTTTAGGAAATCTTTTGCTCTGGCATCAGCGGCTTGCTGTTGATCTTTCAAACCATAACTTTCAGCATTTGACGCAATTTGCTTTTGCTGTTCAGCCAATTTTCTCAACATGAATGGATTATACGCATCATCAACATTTTGGAATGCGTCTGCGCCTACAGTACCCGTCGTAGTTGCTGGAGGTTCTGCTGGCTGTGCTGAAGTACGCGCAGGAGCATTTTCGGTAGCAGGACGCGGCACCGTGCTTTCTGTCGGGGGTACAGGTACGTTACCTTCTGTATTACCTTGATTTGGCCTTGTAACTGGAGCAACGCCACCTTGATCGGGGCTTGTAACTGGTGCTACGCCACCTTGAACACCCGAAGGAATAATACTTCCTAAACCGGGAACTTTTTTCAAAGCATCAGCACGAAGTTTAGCATACTGATCTTGTGTCAATAAATCCGTACCGTATGGGTTACGATACATAATGCCCTTTTCTGTAGCTACAGGCGCAAAGCCTCCCATTAGCAAATTAAATGCATCAATGCCTTTGCCCATTCCTTCATAACCAGCACGCTGTTTTTCAATATCAACGCGGTTTCCTTCAATACCAGCACGCTGTCTTTCAACAGCAACGCGGTCACGTTCAATTTGCCGTTGTTCTTCTGTCATTTCCAATTCGCGCTTTTGTTTTTCATAAGCACGATCATTAGCAAGAGCATTGTAATACGTACCAAGACCAGCAGTCGCGCCTTCACCAACGCCCACGCCAAAGAATGGCGAACGGCTAGACAGCATACCTAATCCTGCCGCAAGCAATCCCATGCGAGCATTATCGGACAAATTCAAACCAGTGGCTTTTTCAATGGCAGATTGCCCCTTTGATGGGAGCCAACTATCGGACTGTTCTGGTGCAACGCCACCAGATTGCCCTGTATCTCCAGCATAACCTTGGCGATCAATTCCTCCGCCAGAACTATAATGCAAACCAAGACTATATGTGCCTTGGCTTGTACCAATAACATCTGATGGAGCAACGGTCCCAAGTCCCAACTTGCTACGAAGTGCGGAAATGTTATCTGCCATATTTGCGCGTTGTTCAGTTGTTGCATTTTGCAATTGCTTGGCAACGTCTAATAACGAACCCTGATCAAAGGCTTTTGGTGCTTCAGGTATGTTTGTTCTACCGCCAACTTTGTCATATTTTACAACACGCATCACGTCGGCAAGAGTCAAGGGTTTTGCTGTGCCACCAGAAGGTTGTTCCGAATAGGGGACTGCGCCTTGGTCTGCAAAATGCATACGGCCAAGACCTTCTTGAACTGCGCCACCCATCCAATCGGTTGCACCGCCATTGGCAAAATGGCCCTTATCGGCGGCACCCTGTGTAGCAAGGTCGTAATTCACCATACGCAATCCGGCATCGTCTTTACGAACTGCTTCAGGTTTATGATGTTCAACTTCTTGCGCGCTGAGGCCAAGCATAGTTTGGCCGTCGCCCTTGTAATTAAACTTATAAATGTTTTGCCCATCAAATGTTTTGCCAACAGGCTCCATGTTATCTTTAAGGCGTTCATCAGAAAATGAACCCCACGGAATAGAACCAAGGCTCATCAACCCGCCAAGGAATTGGGTGCCGATATTCGGTCCGGGAGAAGACGTAAGAGACGTACCACCAGATTGACCGCCAATACCCAGCAACAGGTTTGCAAGATATTGTGTTGTCTGGAATGGATAAGCCTGAGCGGCTTGGAATTGCTGTTGATTCGCAGTGTCTTGAGCCTGACGAACAGCCTGTTCTTGCGCCCCTGCGCCAAGTTGTGCTTGTGCGCCTTGCAAAGCCGCAGTTTGAGCCGCCGTACCAAAACCGCCCAAAGTTTGACCTGCGCCTAATTTGCGAGCCTGATCAGCATTGAATTGCGCTTGTGCTTGACCATAACCGCCTTGGTAAATGTTAGCCATTGTTTGGCCTGTGGCTAGACCCTGTTGGCGAGCCAATTCCGCCTGTGCAATACCAGCGCGGTCCCCGCCAAACGCACCACGACCAATAGAACTTCCCAACACTTGCTGTTGCTGTTGGGCATTTGTCTCGCCAAGATTAGCCATCGTCTTGTTTGCGACGTTTTCAATATATGGCGACATATACTGATTTGCGGCTTCTGGCGTAAATCCTTGCGCGCCACTTTGAATATAACCAGTTCCGGCTTGAAAATAAGGTTGGGCCATGCCCGAAGCGGCATTAACATTTGCAATGCCAGCTTGTTGCGTTGGGGACAGGCCAGCAACCATTTCACCCGTGTATTGTTGAAAAGGCGTATTTGCGACATTCTTGGCCCTTTCGGCCAACATTCTGTAATTCTCCAAAACATCTTTTGGAGGAGTAAATGTCGAACTAGATTGTGAAGAACCTTTAGAACCGCACACGGGCCTACTCCTAAAATTTAAGACGCAAGGTCAGCCCCTTCAGGCTGGCCCGTCCTTGCCCCATAAATAAAGAAAGCACCCGCTGGGTCTCCAAAGTGCTTTTCATATAGTTCAACTTTAGCATTTGTCCGTTGATTTGACAAAACGCCAATCATCAAAGGCAGACCAAGTCCATCAGCCGCCTTTTTTGCAAATTCTATCATTTTTTGCACCCGGGAAACAGTAGCATTTCTGTATTCAGGGCGTACAAAAACCGACATTTCTTCTAAAAATGGGGTGTCCGAATACCAATTATTGGCAACTCGAAGCAGAATCATGGCTTCCAAATTGTCTTTATTGCCTACAACCCCGATAATCCCGTGGTGCTTGTAAAGCATGGGACGGATTGTATTTCTGACCTTTTCCTCATTCAAATCAAACATGCCAATTTCTTGGTGAATGAGTCTCGCCAGAACCATGATGCCTTCTTCGTCATCAGGCTGGGCTACGCGCGCAATAGCATCGGTTGTGATTCGTTCAGCGCGAGGCATTCTAGCCCGTGCGCTTTTGGACAAACGAACACGCTGTTTTTTTAACGACAGATTCATCCTTAATCCCTTTTTGGAGGTGGAAGTTTTTGCAAAGTTTTTATGTGTTTTTGGCGGAGTTTTTTAACATACTCGTCCAAAATTCGATGCCCTTTGTCCAAGTTTCCTTCACCAATACCGTAAACTGCGTGAGGGGGAATAACGTACTCTCCACCAGCAGCAACAATAGGAACAGGGTCGCCAGCATTTGTAAATGTATGATCATGGTATTTTTTTACCCATTCTGTAATGTTTTTGAAACCGTTTAAGGTATTTCCTTCACCCAAAAACGCCACTTCTTCTGCCGGAATAACATAAGCACCAGCAGGAACATGCATAGGCAAATGGTCCGTTCGTCCAGCGACAGGGCTATGAATTGGTCCAACGTGAACTACATTTTTGCCTTTGCCACTCTGTCCGCCAACCGCTTTTGCGGAACGAGCAATGTTCAATGCCGCTGCAATTGCCTGATCATGCGGATGGCCCGAATGAACCATTTCGCTGATGTTCTTGCTGATTGTTGATTGGGACGAACCGTGCTTCAATGGCATGTGGCACCTGTTAACTATAAATTACATTAAGCGTCATTCCTGACCCGGGAACAACGACAATGCCATTTGAAACGGGAATTACCCACGTTGAAAGGCCAATTTCTGCTGGGATAATGGCAATTCTATTGGTCAAAGTTCCAGTGGATGACGAATCATAAATTGTGGCGGCTGATGAACCAGCAACAATAACGGAAGCCCTCACAAAATACCCAGACTTTGCGCTTACAAGCGTAGTAGTAGTAATTTCGCCGCTGTTAGCTTTGCCATTTGCAGATAGGTTCGCATCAGTTAAACCGTTGAAGGCTGTAACTTGATTTTTAGATGCTGTGAGAAAATCGTCTTGCGATGCCATTAGTATTTTCCATCTGGTTGGTATCGATACCGTATATTTCCAAGCCGCCAAAATGATCCAAGATCACTTGAAGATACTTGGAATGCCAACAATCTATTACGGATGCGTGTTGAAATATACTGCGTTCCTTGCGTAACCGTATAAGGTCCATATTGTGTCGGAGTATCACCGGGATAATTGGTCCCAAAAAATGTAATTTGAATGCTTGCATTGGGATTGGTACTGTAATCCCCCCACTTCATGTCGGGCCACATTTGATCAATGAAGATCATTTGATCACCCTCAGACAGAGCGAAATAACCCGTTTCAAATGACGGGGTCATTGCGTCTGTTCCGTCGTTATTTCCAACTTCATGTTGATAAATTGTGTAATCAGTTCCAGCGCCGATAGGTGGCCCCAATACGGATTGATCAATCCATGCTGATCTTCCTAATGATCCATAATCCCACGTTTGATTTGTAACATTATATTTTACATAAGAATCATTCTCGCCATCAGTGCTTCCGGCTGAAGGATAAAACCACCAAATTTCATTGAAAAGACTGTTGGGCGCGCAACGAATGTTAGAAACATACGTTGTGTTAAGATTTTGGAAAATAACATCCCAAATTGGGCATGGAATTGATGTTACACCTTGTGGTGATAACATATTAAATTGCGACGGACTCATCCAAAAAATTGCATTGTTTAATAATCCAACAGATTTTGGACCAATTGCACCAACACCAGATGCAATCTTATTGAACGAATATACTAATGGCGCACCAATATATTGCATGGACCATACCGACGTATCCGTCCAAAAAATAGCCTGTTGTTGCGCTTGCATTGCGGCAATGATTGCGCTTCCTTCTGGTATTCGATACGATCCAGCTTGATTAACCGCTGTTCCAATCCATGATGTCGGATCACCAACATCGCACCAGCGAATTAAAAGCGGGTCAATAATTCCAGTAAATGTAGAACCCCATGCAACAATTTGTTGTTGCGGCATAGCTACAAAACAACCGTTATTTGCAACGGGTGAATTGTTGAAAACTTGCGCCGTGGCTGCCGAACCTAATGGTTGCCAATTAAAAATTGGCCCTCCAACTTGATTCGCAACTAATAATTGACCGTAATTATTCAAAAACCAATCTGTTGCCGTAATTGCAGTACCGCGCAAAGCACCAGCGGAACCACCATTACCAATGCCATAACCACCCTGACCATATCCGCCAAGACCATAACCGCCAACACCAGCGCCGCCGGGGGAGTTATATAAATAATAAAGATTAAGAACATTGCCAGAATTCATGGCTACGTTTGTTGCGCCGGGCGTGGACTTTGTTGCCGCAACAAATTGATAAGTATTTTCGTCAATGACAGCGGAAACGGTGTATTCGCCATAAATAACCACGCCGCCAACTGTCGTGCTAACGGCATAAGCAATGTTCTGGCCCACAACATAATTATGATTTGGGTATGTTACCGTAACGGTCGCACTACCTGCTGGTATTGTAAAAATTGGAACTGCACCACCATTGGTTGTTTCCAATGTAGGCAAATATGGAATTGTAATTGTATAGGAAGTACTACTAACAATGCTTGCTATTGCGTACAAACCTTGAATTGTACCGCCACCTACTGAAACGGGCGTCTCAATGTAAACAAGGTCGCCAATCAAATAGCCACCGCTCACGCCAGAATCAACTACGGTTATGGTTTGGCTTGCCGAAGAAACTTGAAGGTTTTGACCGGATTCCGTAGTAATCCCATTGCCGCTTTCGGTCAAAAGAACGCCACTTTGGCAAGTAAAATTTGGCGCGGGATTGGTCGTGGTTGTTGTTGGCGTAATTGTAAATTCACCGCCTTGTGGTGAATATGCAACCAAACTGCTTAACGATCCTATCCCAAGCCAATCGTTAGATTTCAAATCCGCCCAAGCATTCAATGCGCGAATAGCAGTCGTTATGGCTGTGTTTGTATAATATGAAATCCAACCGCCCAATTTTTGAACGAGGGACGCGCCCTGTCGGTCAGGTAAAAACCTAACAAAATTTGATTGCGAAATGCCAGCCTGATTAAGTGCTTGCGTCTTTGTCGTATCGACGCCGGGCATAATTTGAATTGCATTATGGGGCATGTGTTACCCCCGTGTCGGCGTGGCAACAGGAGACGGAGAGTACGAAGTCCAACCAGACGCTTGAAACTTCTTGCGCGCTTCTTCAACCACAGCACCTTTAATGAGCGCCTGATATTGGCTTTCATATGTTTGAGCCATAGCAGGATCATCATTAATGCGGCCAAAATTGCGTTGATATGCGCTAATATAAATCATGCTCGCCATAATCATTATATCAGGCAAATTTTGACTAATGAACGTATAAGTTGTGTCGGCCTGACCTGCCACGGCATAATTGTTAAGCGTAGGTTGCCGCGTCGTTCCAGTAATTGTCACGCTGTAATTCGAATTAGGCCAAGGTCCAAAAATGATGTTTTGGCTTGTCTGACCGCCCGTAGCAACATCCCCGCCATAAACGGCAAAATACAAGGGAACTCCCGACCCGCTTGATGTGCCGTATACGTTCCGCAAAAATTCTTTTGTAACGGGCGTTAATGGCGTCACGCCGCCAGTGCCATCAGTAACAGAAATTGTTTGAAGGGTGACAAACGTACTTGTTGGGATGGTCAACGTGTTATTGCCACTCGTCAAATTGTAAGACGAATTGGCATTTTGCGTTGCAAGAAAATCAATGTCTCGCTGAATGCGGAGTTCCGCATAATTCAGCATTTGAGGAATAATTTCTTGAAAATTAGGGTCAGTAGACGTCACAAGGCTATTAGGATACGTACCCGTCGTGACAAGCGTATTTTGCAGCACAGCCAAAGTTGCAATTTGGGTGACATAATCATTGTACGACAGGGCTGTAGTTGCAACGGTCATTTAAGATTTCCTACGCCGCCATGCTGAAGGATGTCTGCTCTACCTCAGCAACTCGACGCCCCCAACCTTTGCCGAATGTACCCCAAGTCGGCAATGCTTGCAAGAAAGCTAACCGGATTTCGCAGATTGAAGTCGCAATCTGGCGAGGGTTTGCCGATTCAAGAGCATCCATAGTGGCCGGGCCGATTGCGCCGTCAGCACTAACACCCAATGCTTGTTGTAATACCTTGGCTGCACGGCCTACCCCCGAATTAACGGCCAGATCAAAACAAGCGTAATCTACCCCCAAAGGAAGATCATCACCCTTGATTTTGTCCCAATAGTTTTTCTTGTACAGAGGAGCCACATCTTGCGGCCCCAAAGCCCTCATAGCGGCTTCATCCACCGAATGGCCTACCCATTCTTCCCAGACCTTTTTAGTCACGCCAAGATTGGTCATGCCGCCCGGGTCGGACTTTAAGTTAACAAAACCACCCTCATGCTTGAGAACGAGGGCGAGGCATTGCTCAAAATTGTCTTTCATTTTGGGTCCGTATGCTTGTGTGCCGCACCAAAATAATACGACAGAACCAAAGTTAGGGCGGCATCAAGCGTTCCAAGGACGCGCGCTATAAGTTCACGCATGTCAGCTGGGATCGTGCTGTTCAGCAAATGCCATTGGATAAAAACCCAAGCGCAGATGACAACCACGGCCAAGATGCGGGGTGTCCAATCATGGGTTTGAATTGCCATCTGGCGGGCAGAATTTCGATCGTCTGCCGCGATGCGTTCCAGATCAATGTCAAGAGACTTCATTTGAACGCGGAAGTCGGCATCAATCTTTTTGAGCGCCGCAAGCTGGTCGCCCGTAGGGTTACTCAATGCGGTCATGATGTCTTCTTCTGTGCCATTTTCATGGCCGAAAAGCGCCCCGGATATGGCTTTGACTGCCATACCCGCAACCGGGCCTCCCAAAGCCGTGGCAATAGTAGGTGCTACGGAACCAATTAACGGCCCAAATGTTTTAAGAATGTCCATTAATGAACCCCTCGAATAACAAGCAACAGACCAATAATGCCAACCGCCAGAATAAGACCTCCAACGATACATGAAACAAAAATAAGGTCTTTACGTGTTTCTTCTGCGGCTTCAGCCTCAAGGCGAGCCTGACGTGCAGCCTCTTTCCGCATTTCCGTAACTTGTTTTTGAATGTGTTCCCATGCGCCAAGGCCATGTTGGGAAACAAACAAATTTTTAGCTTCAGCGGCTAATTGTTGGGCTTTTTGTTTAGCACTGAACCGTTTCATCGCCTCCGCTTCAAAGTCGGCGGTGGACTGAAACATCTTCTTTTTATGAGGCAAGGAGACAAGTTGGATGACTTTGGAAACCTCAGACATGAGATTGCCAACGCGATGCGCCGTATCCACGACGTCTTCACCCGCACTTACGGCAGATTTTAACCCATTATAAAGAGCGGTTGCACCAGCAAGAATCGTAAAAGGGTCCATTAACTTTTCCCGTCACGTCCCCATTCCCGGACTGCTAACGCAAGACGGAAAACCACCAATATCAAGCCCAGTAATCCGGCCAGCAATTGAACCCAATAGCTGGTCTCAACAACCCAAATCGGCATGGTAATAACGCCGCTGGCAAGGCCAACATCAACAACAAGTTTTGTCTCATCTCCGCTTGTCATTTTATGTACCTCGCCAACGGTATGCATTAGAGTTTCAGGATTAAGATTCTACAGCCGAATCGGCTGACTGCACAGGTGCTTGAGCATCATCAATCGCTGATTTTCCAGCGGCTTGAATCTTTACAATCAAATCGGCCACTTCTTCAAACGGACGCTTTGCCAATGCGGCAAGGATCGTGTTGACTTCTTCAAGAGTATGCTCAAGTTTAATAAAAATAGGCACTGTTTAATCTCCATTATATTGCATTTGGGGAAACGTATTCCCACTCAGCATAATTAAAGCGGACAGAACTGCGTTGCAACTACCAAACATAATGTCCGTTTTCCTTGCGGTTAAATTAAAAACTTATATTTTCTATTATATCGCAAGTTTGTTTATCTTCGTCGGATAAAGCATTCACTTGCAATAGTTTTACTTGATTTTCTAAATTATTTGATGTGGCCCTATATGATGCACACAAATCTTTTATTTCTTGTGGTATTGCTGTGCCACCAGAAATTTCACGAACAGCCATCCAATCAATACCTGTTTCGCGAATGCGCTCCGCACAATTTGCACGAATTTCTGCAAGTTTTTCTTGCGCGCAAACAGAAACAAGCCTGTTGTCTTCTTGATAAATTAAAACGCCATTTTGATAAAGTGAGTACTTTTTATAAATCATTGTTAAACCCTCATATAAATTAATGGAACTGTTGCAGTTAAATTTGTTGGATTTGTTGTAGCTGTTGTTGGTAAAGTTGTTCCAGTTCCCGCTTCGTAAAAAGCACCTGTATTTGTCGCTGAATTTGTATCATTCAAACCATATTGGAAACAACTTAATGAAACTGACAAAGTAGCCGCCCTTAAAGCTGCTGTTGTTGCGTCAGAAATAAAAGCCAAAGCATAATTTCCCGGCCCAAGAGATTGAGAAATACTTGCTTCAACTTCACCTGTTGCCGCCAACGAAACAGTTCCGGCATCCAATAACAATGTTGTCGGAATTCCAGAAGACCAATTATAAATCCCCAAACGAGCCACTTTTGCAGCTTCGGCAGTTGTCACTCTTAATCCTATTTTTGTAAAAGTTGTAGTTTGTCCAACCACAAAATTTTCATAATACACACGGTTTGTTGTTAATGTTATTGTAGAGGCGGCGCTAGAACCAATTCCATATCCAGTATAATATGCCGTAGCTGACGATCTAAAACCGCCCTGCGTATTTACAGTATTGGTCCACGATGTTCCATTGTATGTTTCAAGACTTCCTATGCTGGTGTTATATCCAGTTTGTGAAGTTGAAGGAGACGCAGGACGGGTAGCTGTTGTCCACGTTGGGAAAACTTCACCAGTTGTTCCGTTAAGGGTAATTGCCATGTGTATTAACCCTCATATTGAATGTTGATTGTGCCAGCGTCGAACGTATCAGCGCCAGAACTATTAACTCGAATTGCTGTCAAGGCGGAACCCAAAGCAATATAGCCTTGCATATATTGGCTAGTTGTCGTGCCAGAAGATGCTAATTGCGATGATGCAACCCAAGTATTTCCTGTTATATTATATAATGTTAATGCGCCGCTCCACAAAACAGCAGCCGAAGATGAAGCGGTTAATGTAAATGCAGTACTAAGATTTGCAGCAGTAGCACCGCTTTGAGTGGTCACTTCGCCCAAATAACCAGATGTTGTGTATGTAGGACCGACACCTGTACCCAAAAGAACTTGAAGGTTTCCTGATGAGGATAAAGAAACACCAGCAAATAAAACTGTTACACGTTTTACCCACGATGGCACACCAGTGCTACCCGAAAAATCAATTGTTGATCCAGATGTGGACGGTAAGGCAGTTCCGTTAATAAGAGAACCTTGGATATAGTTAACCGACGTCCCGCCAGAAGTATCCAACGTGATGTTAACCGTAGCTGATGACGGCTCTTGAATTTGTGTGGTTTTAAGAAGAGCGGTCATATTATGTACTCCTTAAAAAGCAACCTGACATGAAAGTCACTGCAAGAACGGTTAAGGTTCCTGAGCCATTTGCTCTAACATAAAGTTCAATATAATCAGTCGTACCATTGCAATAAACAACGTCAGCAATGGCAGAAGCCGCAGTTGTTGATGTGTAAGCTGCACCATAAACTTGTGACCAAGAAGAACCATTTTTATAAATAGCAGTAGTACAGTTTGTAATTGATGTGCCAGCACCTACCGAACAAGAAGCGTTAATTTGATAATAACCAGCTACCGTTGGCGTAAAAGTGTTAGATGCAAAGTTATTATTTGTATCAAATGGCTCTGTGGCAAACGTAACTTTTGTAAGAGTTGTGTTTGAAATTGTTTGAGTGCCATTGCACCCAACACTAAATGCAGGGCCGGAAATGCCAATGGTACCTGTAATCGCGGGAAGCGTAAGCGTATTTGTTCCCGCAACGGCGGTTGGGGTTACTGTTATCTGACCAGAAGTGGCTCCACTGAGCGTAAGATTACCCATTTTAGATCACCGTCCAAGTTGAAGATGATGGAATAGTTACCGTGGCAGACGCACCAATGGTGACGGGGCCAAAAGTACCTGCATTTGTGCTTGCAGGAATGCTGTAAGACGTATTGACCGTTTGACCGTTGTTCCAGAAGATCGCATCCGTACCACCACCCGTCGCTCCGCCAGACACCGTTGTCCACGATGGCTGGGCTGAAGACCCGCCAGATGTCAGAACTTGACCTGATGACCCATAAGATGCAGTTGCTGTTGGTCCGATACCTAATGCACCTGATGTATTAATAACAAAACGACCAGTGCCGTTTGTGTAAAACGAAAGCGGAAGATATGTGCCTGTGCCATTAATTCCAGAAACCAATTGCACATCTGTGGTACCGTTGGTTGCAATAAGAACTTTTGAGGCATTGGTTGGATCGGCGGCATTAGTTGCTTGCCAAGAAGCGGCAGTGCCTGTTCCAGACGGCAGAGCATAAATACCCGTTGTGCTATTCGACGTGCTTGTTTGAAAAGCAAAACGCGACGCAACCGTAGCATTTGTAAAATCTGCAAGAAACAGCGCACCAGTTCCTGTGTGCGTTTCGTTACCACTGATTGTTGGCGTGGTGATTGTCGGAGACGTTGCCAATGCGACAACCGTACCAGAGCCAGTTGTGCTGTAGGAAGTACCCCAAGCTGAACCAGTGGAGTTGGCAATACCCGCACCGGGATAAACCATAGACCCACCGCCAGCGGCCCATGTAGGTACACCACCGGACAATGTAAGAACATATCCGTTTGTGCCAGCCGTTAATTTGGAAAGCGTATTTGTAGCTGAAGCATATAGCAAATCACCTGTTGCATATGTTGTCTGCCCAGTACCGCCATACGTTGCACCAATTTGTGTGCCATTCCAAACGCCCGTTGCAATAGTACCAACAGAAGTTAATGATGAATTTACAACCGTAGAATTGAGCGTTGTTCCGGTCAAAGTTCCAGCAGGTGCAACAACCGCCGCCCAAGCAGGTAAGCCGCTTGAAAGAGTCAGATATTGACCGTTTGTTCCGGCACCAAGGCGCGACCATGTATTGGTGGCAGAACCATAAATAATATCGCCAGTTGAAACAGCAGTTAAGCCCGTGCCGCCATATGTCGGGCCAAGGGCATTGGTAAGGTTTAGTGTACCAATTGTGACCGTTCCGCTAGAAGCGGCAGTCAATGCTGTCGTTGCACCGTTATTGCCAACCTTGATGACAACCGAATCAGTTGCGCCAATACCAGACGTTGATTGTAGGACGAGAGAAGCACTTGTCGCAGTTCCGCCCAAAACCAATGGCGAGGTAATGCTTGTGGTAAATGTTGGTGTTGTTGCCAAGGCCAACACAGTACCAGAACCACTTGTTGTATAAGATGTACCCCACGCAGAGCCAGTAGAATTGGCAATGCCAGCGCCCGGGTAAACCATTGAACCGCCGCCAGCAGCCCAAGTTGGAACGCCACCGGACAATGTCAGGACGTATCCGTTAGTTCCTGCTGTTAATTTAGAAAGCGTGTTTGTGGCCGAAGCGTAAAGAATATCACCCGTGGCGTAGCTTGTTTGACCCGTGCCACCATATGTTGGGCCAATTGCCGTTGCATTCCATGTGCCGGAAGTAACCGTGCCAATGGAAGATAGATTTGAAAGGGTTGTAACGTTTGTTGTTGCAACGCCATTAGTGCCGTTTACAGCATTGCTCAATGCCGTAAGAACGCCCGTTCCTGTGGTCGTTCCAGAAACTGCTGTTCCTGTTGATGCATAATAAGCAAGCTGGCCAGAGGTGCCGCTATTAACAGTGCCACTACCACCACCAGAGGCCGCCGCCCATGTTGGTACGCCGCCAGAAAGTGTTAATACATAGCCATTTGTTCCGGCGGCAAGTTTAGACCATGTATTGACGCCAGAGCCATAAAGCAGGTCGCCAGTCGAAACGGTTGTTTGACCCGTTCCACCATAAGTTGGCCCAATGGTTGTTCCATTCCATGTGCCAGATGCAATTGTGCCAACGCTGGTCAAAGATGACGAAACAACACTGCTATTAAGCGTTGTGCCTGACAAAGTCCCGGCAGGAGCAATGACAGCCGCTGTTGAAGCTGCGGTTAGCTGACCTTGGGCATTAACTGTAAATGTTGGAATTGCCGTAGATGAACCATAAGAATTGGCTGTTACGGCTGTATTGGCAAGCGCAATTGTCCCGGATGATGTGATTGTTCCACCAGACAAGCCCGTTCCAGCGGTAATACTTGTGACTGTTCCAGCCCCAGCATTAACCGTAGCCCATGTTCCGTCACCGCGAAGATAAGTCGTGCTGGAGGGCGTTCCCGTAATTGGCGCTACACCTGTCACGGAACTGATCACATTTCCTGATGTTGGAAGTGTTAATGATGTGTTTCCGGTAACGGTAAAAGCAGTCGTATAAGAACCATTAAAGGTTAAATTGCCGCCAAGGGTAATTGTACCGCTATTGCTAACGCCCGTACCGCCATTCGCCGCGTCAAGAACGCCCGAAGTGATTTGCGAAGCGGAAATAGCAATTGAAGTATTAGATGCCGCCGTTAATTGTCCCTGAGCATTGACGGTAAAAGTTGGGACGGAATTTCCAGAACCATATGATCCAGCCGTAACCGCCGTATTGCCAATAGAAATTGTTCCGCTGGTCGTAAACGGGCCACCAGTCAAACCAGTTCCGGTATTAACCTGCGTAACTGTTCCGCCTGTCGTTGGTACAAGATTGGCAATTTGCTGTGTCGTTATTCTGACAGAGGCATTTGACTGAACGCCAAGAACAACTTCAGAACCCGTTAGAGACGTAACCGCCGGAAGATTTGGAATGGTCACTGTGGTCATGGTTACGGCCTAGTCTGTGGAATCTGCGCGAAATCATATGGTATACCTACTATAGCAGTTTTTACCAAAGTTGTAGAGCCAAGAATGCTTGTTCCTACTGATAATGGGAACTGAATTGTATAGGTAAATGTTGTTTGTGACGTACCCACCGTAACGCTGAAAAACCCATCCGTATTTGTGCTACCCGTTCCCTCAACCGCAACTTGGCTATTTGTCGATAAACCATGAGGAGCGGAACAAGTTACAGTAACAATGGTTGGGTCACTGCTTACAACCATAGAAACAACCGGGAGGACAACGCCATATGCCGTGCTTTGGAATTGAGGCGGAATAGCATTGGGGTCAATATCACCCGGAATACCAATAGCTTGATTTGAAGTGGTTTGACCATCCTGCGTCACAACATAAACCGGAACCGTAATAGGCAGTCCAGTAGTTGGGTCAGTCGTTGTCGTGCCGGATGTGATAATGTTGTCTGTTTCCGCCGCCGCATAATTTTGAGTACGCGGATTCATAATTGGAACTGGATCAGCAGGAAGAACAATCGCGCGAAGTTGGTTTTGTGGCAAATCATTGCATGGATTGCATACAAGAATGCGCTTATTGATCAGGGACGCACCAGCCCAATCAAATTGCCATTGCAAATTAACGTGATTGTAAAGAAAGCCGCATCTGTCGCAAATGCCAAAGGCTTGAGGGTTTTTTGAACTAACCCTAGCCCGTCCAGACCTTGAAGCGTAACCCATTTACGCCTCCTAGTTGCGCCAATAGCCGGAAACCTGTGGCGAAATATACATGCTCGTCCACTCAGTGTCTTGTTGAGCGGCAATTGCATATGATTCGTCGGCTTCAGCCTTGAGCATCTGAACCATTGGCGGGTTCCAAAGTCTTGCAAGACGATAAGCAAGACCATTGGCAAATGCATCCAGCCAACGATACGGGACATCAACCGTTTGACCACCAGTAAAGTTGCTGTCTTGAATTTGTGTTACGCGATAATACGAAAGCGTGGACGGACCCGTTGTCGTATCTGGTACAGGCCAGATCGTGATAGTTGGGCTAATCAAGCGGTCAAACCAATAAATAGTCGGGAATCCTTGCTGGCTCTTATTAGGATACGATGCGTATTCCGTGCGGCTTACAGGCAAAATGATTCGGTCAATGTTCTGACCGCCACTTGTCGTGGTGACATATGCGTCCAAAACCATGACGGTGCGATTTGCATCGCTTGCATCAGGAAGCCCGGTAGAGGAATTAACGCCAGCGGCATATGTTGAGACGCCCGTCGTTAATGGGATCGTAACAAGATTAACTTCCCAAAGATTAACGCCTTGGTTAGCCCATCGGGCCAGCATAAGATTCGTCGCCATGCGCGCCGATTCCATATGCTCTTGGGCAATAGCAGTACTACGCACTCCAGCCAAATTAAAGGCATAGAGCGTCAACTCGCCAAGAGAGGGGTTGAACTGGTATGTACCGCTAGTGGTCATCCATCACCTATTAAGCTGTAACGCCCTTAATTACTGCAAAATTCAAAACGGGCGTATCAGTATTTGTGCCGCCTGTAGTATAATATGTTATATTGAAAGAACCAGCAGCAGTTGCCGTTACCTGTAACACATAAAGATTTGTAGCACCTGATGCGACCGTAACATGAACAACGTCAGTTGCCGCCACGGTACTATTGGTCACTGTAAAAGTTGCCGCTGTAGCCGCGCCAGCCGCAGTAAACATAGTGATCTGACCAGACGGCTTGTTAATTGTAACACCAGTTGTGCGCGAAGTTCCTTGAACAACCGTACCGCCAGCGCCTGTCGCATATCCAACACCACCAGTACCTGATGATAAAATCGATCCAGTTGCAGATAAAGCAGACGCAACAGTTGTTTTACCGCTACCATTGGGTGCAATTGCAATATCAGCATTTGAACCCTGATTAATTGTAATTGTGCCTTGGCCCGAACCGCCAGCATTGCTTGTCAAAACAAGATTATAAGCGCCATTGCTTCCAAACGTAGCCGTAGCTGCACCTGTTCCAACAACAGTCGTTGCAAGTCCGCCAGTCCCGCCAAGAAAGTATGTGGCAAGCTGTGCTGCTGTTACTTTATTTGTCGTTCCGCTTTGTGTACTTGGATATATGTCGCTGCTTGATACAGCACTACCAGCAGGAAGTCCTGATATTGTGACGTTAGACATAATTTATCCTTATGCAGCAGCGTCATTTTTAATTAGATAACCACCAGCAAAAATAGATGCCGTAAATGGCGAGCCACTGTTTGCTTTAATTTGGAATTGAATATCCGTGCCACCGCCGTGGTACAACGGAGCAGAATATGGAATTTCAAAAATTTGTACAAATGGCGACTGTCCAGTCAATGTTACTGACCCAGTAGATACATATGGGTTATAGCCATTTAGGCCCGTAGCAGCACCACCGACAGGAATTTGATTAAGATTTAATTTATTATATTCCGCATAAATCATGTAATTGCTGGACGTGAACCCAATGCTTGCATTTGCTTGAATATAATCAAGATAAAACGAATAACCCGATGGAACAGTGTAAATAGAAGCCTGAGATTGGCCGACACCAGCGTTGATTTGAGCATAAAGCACAGTTGCAATCTTAGCCGTGATGGTTCCTACGTTTGTCCCATTCGTGCAAAACAAACTATTGATGCGGAAATAACTATTCACTGAAGTGACGTTTGACGTGCCATTCAATGCAATTGTTTCTGAAAGCAAATTGTAATTTGAATCCAACCCTTGAATTTGAACGCTCAAAGCCGACGTATCCGACGCTGAAGAACTGACCAAAACAACTTGACCTGTCGCAGATGGGTAGGAATATGTACCGCCTGAAAGCGTAAGCCCTTCCCACAATGGGCCAAGGGCCGTGCTACCAACTAAGGTGCTATAGCCAAAAATTTGAACGGGCTGATGATTTGGTATCATGCCGCGTCCAACCTGAAGGTCAAACGGTTCAATCAACCCTTGGCGAGTAATTGAAGGTACTGTAACGCCTGTTTGTTGGATCGTAGCCATGATTATTTACCCTTTTTTCCGTGCCGCAGCGGCGTTGTGATACGATCCTCGAACCGAAAGATAGTCCGCTGCTTTACCCAATAGATCAATGCTATCACACGCCATTCCAAGCATAGAATTGCATTTCAAGCATAAAATTCCGCGAAACTTTCCAGTTTCATGATTGTGGTCAATAGCATACCCTCTGCGACGATTATTGTACACCAAAAGGTCCGGCAATTGCGTTTCGCAGATAGCACAATTACCATTTTGTTTTTTTAATTCATCCATTAACTCATTAATTGTTAATGAATATTTATATTTTAAATGTTGTTCTAAGCGTTTTTTAGGGTTACGGCTATCCCACCTATTTTTCTGTCTTTCTTTGGCACAAGAAATACACAAACTTTGACTTTTCCAAAAATCAGTTATTGGTTTAACTGTTTTGCAACCATTACAATTTTTGCTGTCAAATAGTTGGACAACGGCTGTCATTTTTTACCTTTACGCGCAACTGCCACATTATCGACAGCGTTAGGATACGGCCGCCCTGCAGCCCGCGCCCTAGCTTTAGCACTTTGTTCTTGCTTATGCGACAAGTGTTTTGTGTGATGATCTTTTGGCAATTTTTTGTCCCAGAAAGCCTTTTCCATCAGCAACCCCATTTGCGAAGGGATTTGTTAATGCGGCTATCAGGGTCAGCGGCTTTTGCCGAACCAGTCATTTTACGTTTCACGCCCGTCATACGTTCACAAAATGACTTGTGACGTGGATTGTCACTGTCTTTTGTTGGAGCCTTCAGATTATGCCCCTCAGTGCGAGCAGAAGCGCGCCCTTTGGCATTTAGGCCACCGGACGGCGATTTACCTTCAGAGCGTGTCCACGCTGCGGTCATGTATCACCTTTATGGAGAAAAGAGGGGGCTTTTACACCCCCTCCGATTTCCTTAGTCGTGTTCTGGCTCGTAAGACTTGTGCTTCGCGGGTTCAACACCCTTATGAGCCGTCGAGAAGGGGTGCATGTTCGCACCAACTTCGCCGCCAGACTTGCGAGCCTTACGGTCTGCACGATGCTTTGCATGCTCGCCTTTTACAGCGTGTTCTGCATGCATTACATGACCACCACGCTTACGCTTTGCGCGATGTTCAGCCTTAGGATGCTCATGGTGATGCTCTTTATGCATTGCATTAAGATGAGCAATGTTGCCACCATGCTTGCGCTTTGCACGACCGCCGTGCTTGCGCTCTTGTGCTTCCTTTTCCGTAGGTGAATTACCACCTGCGTAGACGTCCTTCACGGCTTCGTCTTTTTCAACGACTCCGTGTTCTGCTTCACCACCCTTAGCGTGGTGTTTACGAGAATGTGCCTTCATGGCCTATTTCCTTATGCCTGTGTAACACCAAACAAGCCAGTAACCGAAGGCATGTTTGCTGGGGTGATAAATTGACGGACAACGAGACGCTTTGATCCATCCGCTGCGGACTGCAACGCATACGTTCCACGAACGTCACCTGTGGTCGTTGTGGCAGGGCTTGTAGTTACTGCCGCAACATAACCCGTGTTAGCCGTGATAGCCGCCGCGTTGTAGTTAATTGCTACATCGCCAAAGTTATCAGACCGGAGCGGGAAACCATAGATGTCAGTCGTGCCAACGGAGTAATTGTGCGCGTCAGTAAACGCCGGGACAACCGACGAAATATACTTGAACGCCTTTTTACCGTTGACGGTTGAGGCACCAGCAGGAGCCGCAATAACTTCGCTCATTGGCACGCCATAAATGTCGTATCCATTGATTGTTATATTGCCACCCGTAGAAGATGCTGAACCAGTAACGCTAACAGCGCGAGAGATGATAGCCTGTGGATTCCACAAATTAATGGAATTTGACTGGCCAAAAGGTTGGGCCAAAGCAGCCGTTCCAGTAGCTTGCGCCGTCATTGTAGTGGAAGACGCAGTATCATCACCTGCAACCGTGTAAGTGCCAGCACACCAGCAGGGCCAGTGAGTTGGTTTACAATCGTCGTGCCGGAATTAACGCCCGTACCAGAAACAGTCATTCCAACAGTAATCGTTCCAGTGAGGGACGAAACAGTCAAAATGCTGCTGGCAATTACACCCGTAAAGGATGCAAAACCATCAACCATCAACAAACCAGTAACCGTGGCACCTGTATTGTAGTTCGTGCAAGTATTGCTGACCGAAACACCAGTGCTGGTTGAGTTGGTTGATACTAACGTCATTGCCGTACCGGATACTACGTTAGCGGCGGCAGCAATTGCTGAAGTGCTAAGAGTATATGGAGCGTAATTTAACGTCATTGCATCCGAAGTTGCAAAACCAAAGGTAGTAGCACCAAAGTTTTGGCCCGGGATGTAGTTGAAGTTAGGACGTGGATCGATCCGGCCAACGCCGCCCCAGAAGAGCGACGGGCCAAGATCAGGATTGTAGTCTGTCGTAGTACCAATGGTATTTTGACCAAAGGAAATTACGGGACCGGAGAATGCTGTAATAGACATGTTGCAATCTCCTGTAGATTACGACGTTGGGAACGAGCCGTAGACCGCGCGCCAGTTGTAATAGCCGAAGCTGTAACGCTCGTAACCTTTAACAAGAAGATTGTCAGTGACAAAATCGACTTGCATATCGGTTTCGAACTTGATGCGCTCCATGTAAGCCAAGCCGTCGATGTTGGTTAGGAGGAACCAAGCGTAAGCTGAGGTCAAAAAGTCGTTGACCATATAGCCTTCGCTGAGACCGCCAGCCGTCATCATGATCGCATTGACATCGTTGTCTGCAGTACCCGGACGCAATTCAGTCTTCGTAAGACGGATTGCAACTGGTTCCAACTGCGGAGGAACGATGAGTTTGCGCGCACGAGCAAAGACCTTCAAGTTGGCTTGATCGCGGAAGTTCGTGCGGACAGCAATCATGCTGTTGAGCAACGAGGCTTCGTTGAGGTCCAACTGTGTCGATGGCGTATTAGCAACCGTGCCACCATCGATAGGATGTGCCGTGGAGCAAAGTGCTACACCGTCACCGCCAACCGAAGCATTGTAGGTCGTGGCCGTATTGAGGATGTTCGCGCCATAGATTTCTTTGGTCTGCTGGAATGATTCCACCAAGCCAAGGTTCGACGGCATGAACTGGGTCTTGTAGAGGTTGTCATCGATTGCCTTGCGGGTAATCGCGTAACCCAGAGCAATTTCAGTATGCTCTTGATTGTACACAAAACGCTCACCAGCGCCCGAATCGAATGCAGTCTGACCACCTTCGGTCTTCAACTGCGCGAGGCCCAAGTAGCGCATTTCTGCGGTACGTTCGAGAGCCATCTTCGAATCATGCTTCGTGAAGATTTTGTCGTACTGAGATGGGATCATCTCGTACTTGCCTTCAACACCACGGAGACCGGGGAGGAGAAGGTCTTTGATCTGTGAAAGATTAACAGCCATAGTACCTTACTCCTTAGCTGATGCCAGTTGGGCCAGCGCCGTTGCTACGGAAGATTTCGTTATTGAAGCCAACGATCACATTGCAATACTGCGAAGTGGGGTCGCCGCCGTTATTAACGCCAATCTGGTAGTCAACGATGGTGAATGGATAGGTAACAGTCGTACCGACCGCCGAAAGATATGCACCCGAACGACCCGTGCTGGTGTTACCCGTGCCGATGGTGAACTGAGCGTACTGCCCAATAACGCCAGAGGTCATCGTGGTTGCAGAACCCGTCATTGGGAATGCAGTCGTGCTGGTCTGAACAACAAAACGAGCATTCGGATCGTCGATGACATAAGCCTCAACGTCGCCCGTTGCGTCCGAACCCGGCCAGTAAGAGGACCAAACGGTACGCTTCTGTGAGGTCGAAAGGTACTTACAGCCAACGAAAATACCAGCAAGTGTGGTTGTTCCGGCTGCTGCCTGAGTGATGTAACCATTAGCCGTGCTAACAACTGGCATGACAGGGTCGCCAGTGTAGATAGCCGTGGTGTTGCCGCTTGCAATACGACGGGCAGACTGAGCGAACGTTGGAGCGCCGCCAGCACCACCCTGATACTGCAAGAAGCCAAAATACGCTTGCGTATTAGCCATAGCAGATTTTCCATGAGTGATGAGGTTGCTATGCGCCCGGCACTGCCAACCCCGACAATTTTAACCCGCCTCCCCAAGGGCAGGTTTGAGACCACCTTATTCCTTTGGAATTGGCATGGCCTCGTAAGACTTTTTGACTGATGGACGTGTACGCGGATCAGCATCACGCGCCAAAGTCCCATCAGGTGCAGTACTCAATTGCGCTTCTTTTGCGCGGACTTGGTTCCTAGCACGACGCAATTCTATATCTTTTGCTTCGTCTGTCAACTCCTTAGGACGCTCCATCAAAATCATGCCGTCGCGTTCAATAGTTGCGAAGTTTCCAGTCGGCATCAAAGCCGCATGGCGAGCGTCACGATTTGCCGGGACGGGAGTCCAGCCACCATCCGCCAACCGGATTTGATATGCCGGGTCTTCCTGATTGTAGATGGATTTGCGCTTCCATTCATACGACCAACCCTCTGGAATAATTGACGTATCAAATGCAAAGCGGTCCGTGCTATCCAAATCAATACCAGCACGATGTTTGCGGATTTCCGCCGCACGTTGCCGGGCGCGTTCTGCCGGATTCTCTTCGCGAACGTCAGACCGGACGTCAGGACGAATTGTTGATTTAGCCACTTTTGGTGTGAGTTTAGTCAAACCAGTTTCATTATTAGCCATTTGGCTCTCCTATTAGTTAAGTTTGCCTTCTTTGCGAAGGGCGACCATGTTTTTGGCGTAATCTTCGGGCGACATGCCCATCATCGATGCCATTTCACGCATTTCCGACGTCAAACGAACGACATTTTGCTTATTACCTGTACCGGATGCTGTACGGGTCGTTGGAGCGGCTGGAATAGACGTGCGTTTTTGTGTTGGTGCAGAAGCGGCTGAAAGGTTGACGTCAACGCCTTCATCCTCTGCCTGTTTTGGCGGGTTACGCATGCCCAAACGCATTTCAATGTGCTGGAAATATGCGTCCGAATCAGGGACATAACCCTCGCCAATAGCGTGATTATGCGCCCGAACCATGCTATCGTAACGCTGTTTGTCACGAACAACGTCTGGATTAGCCCGAATCCATGCAGCAGAACGAGGCGATAGCTGAGATGCAATTTGTTCAATTGGATCAGAGGCTTGCTGTGTTTCTGCTGGCGGGTTTTTAAGCCTTTCTTCTAACGAAACTTTGCCGTTTTGAAGTTGAAGCATTTTGGCCGCATTAATCGACATCGATTCTTGAATTTGAGCGGCGGTATCATAATCACCAGAAGCCAAAGCATCGCGGTATCGCGCCTTGGAATAGTCTGATTCACGCTTTAGCTTATCAATTGCGCCGTTAATAAGCTGAAGGTTACTATCTTGTACTTCAGCCGCAGCGCGGGTTGCCGTTTGCTGGGCTTGATGCGCCCTTGCTTCGGCTTCCATACGCATGCGTTTTTCGTCTTCAAGGCGCGATTTTAATTCCGCAATGCCATCTTCTGGCGTTTGCGAATCATTTGCAGCTATTTTTGTTTCCGTTTTGTTCTCTTCAGGAGCGTCATCCAAAATGGTGACAACGTCTTGTGTCTGATTTTCTTCCTGTTCCATGTGAAACAATTCCTTTACCAAACTGCATCGGGAGCCGGGATACGGCCACGAATATCAATGTCACGCAAAACACGGCACTGGACGCCATGCACATTCATGGACCAGCCATCAGACGGGCGATAAACAACCCAATCATTAATGTTCACTTCAACGCCCTTGAACCAGTCTTGCTCTTCATCAACAAAAGCAAGCGGACCTTTTTTAACAACAAGGCCAACTTTTCCCTGATATTTGTCTTCATCGACGTATTTATCCGTCAAATGAAGGCCGCTTTTTGTTTTTGTTGGGCGGACATAAGTTGCAACAAGAACATGCGTATTAAAGATTTCGATACCCGAAATGTCGCCTAATTCTTTGAGAATGGCTTCTTTTGGGTCAACGTCATGGTGCATGCGCGTGTACGGCATGTTATCCTCTTTCGCCTGTTTGAAGGTTTCGGTCTGCTTCTGACATAAGGTCTTTGGCCTTCTGCAAGCCTTTGATTATGCCAACTCTATATTTGTAATCTTTGATGTCTTCGACGTTACCATTGGCAAGTATAGCAATTTCGTCGGCAATCGCCTCGTCAATGAGGCGTCCGATTTCAAATTCCAGATACGTGCTATATGTTTGTTTCATGCGGCGATTGTACACGCCACATGGTTGAAATTACTATGTTAGGGTAAAAAACCTAAACAGGTATTTATGCTGTTGTTGTTCTAATTACCCAAACGCGGCATTCGCCACGCGCGCCAGCAAACCCAGTAACCCCGCCACTGCCACCACCACCCGGTGCCGTTCCTACAGCGCCAGACCCACCAGTCCCACCAAATGTTGATACGCCGCCAGAACCATATGTAGGACCAGCAATAAACCCAGCACCACCACCGCCGCCCCATAGTGATTTACCACCAGCAAATGCTGCCGGAGTTCCACTTGCAAAGCCGCCGCCACCGCCGCCACCCCAAATAGAAGTGCCGCCAGTTTGGCCGCTGGTAGTAGACCCACCGCTTCCGCCACCACCATAGGTAGAATCATTTCCAGTGGTTCCACCTAATGGATCGCCGCCTACTGTACTCGTTGTTCCGGCAGACCAAGTTCCGCCGCCACCGCCGCCGTTAGTAGTTCCTGAACCACCACCATATGCAGTAACGTAAGAGCCAAATGTTGAATTGGCCCCAACTGTTCTAGCCGCACCACCAGCACCAATTGTAACAGTAATAGAACTGGTTAAAGCAGAATACGGAAACCAAAATTGAACACACGCACCGCCGCCGCCACCACCAGCGTTAGTAGCACTAGAACTTCCACCGCCGCCAGCGCCCCAAATATAGCCAGTAACAATATCATTTGCAGATATACCTGTTGGAGCCGACCATGTATTTGGGCCTGTGGATGTAAATGATTGATAATTTAAGACTGTTCCTGCCGCAGCAATAGAAATTGAACCAGCGCCATTTGTAATGCTAACGCCTGTTCCAGCAGTCAAAGTAGTACGGGTAAATCCGCTACCATTACCAATATCAAGCACTCCATTTGCAGGAGTGGTTGCAATACCAGTCCCGCCAGCTTGATAAGGCAATGTTCCAGCCGTCAAAACAGAAGCTGACGTTGAATACAAAGCATTATTAGCAGCAGTAAACGTGGTTAAACCAGTACCACCATCAGATGTAGCCACAGAACTTGTGGATGTTAGGAAAAAAATTGCACTTCCGGTGCTAAACAAAAATGCATTTTTACTTTTGCTAACAATTTGAGCGCCGCTACCATTGCTAGTGACGGTAACTGTGCCAGTGCTGCTATTGTTATTACTAACAACCCAAAAACCACTAACGCCAGAAGGGATATTGACCGTATAAGTTCCCGTCCATGATCCCGTCACGTTAATGCGAAAATTTTGGTATTGGGCGGCTGTTAAAGTTGTTGACCCTCCCGTTGTACCAGTAAGAGCGGTGGTGCTGCCAAGGGCGTTATCAGCAATAGTAAAATTGCTGTTAAGAATCGTACCCCAGCCAGTAGTACCGTCTGCGGGTTCGTTAAAGCCCTTATTCGTAGAAGACGTCATCTAACGACCCCGTTAAATTATTTCAGACCGTATGCTTTAATCTTTTCAAGACGGCCAAGTCCACCACCAGCAGCATTATCAATGATATGCTTTGGATTGGCATTGCTTTCCACACGGCCACCAGACTTGCGGCCAATAGGAGGCATACCCGGACGAGCCGCACCCATTGGAGGCATGCCGCCGCCCATTGGAGCGCCACCCATTGGAGGCATCATTGGCTCACCGCCCATAGGAGGCAATGCGACTGGACGCGGAGGAGGCGCAATGGGTCCGCCAATAGGCATCGGCGGGTTCATTGCCATTCCGGGGTGATGCGGATGAATAATAACATTGACGTTAGTCTTGCCTTTGCCAACGCCACCGCCGCGCTTTTTAGCCGTGCGACCGCCCGAAGCACCCGGAACTTTATGCGGGTAATTTTCGCGAACATAAAGTTCCCGGCCAACTTCACCGCCGCGCTTCAAGCCTTTTGTTGATTGTTGCTTGTCATGCTTGGCATCCAAATCGGACTTTTCCCAAGCCTCAAGTGACATGCCATGCTTTTTAGCCAGTTTCTTGTCCTGCTCCAAATCAGTTTTGGAATGTTCCCATTCCATTTTTGAAACCTTGCCGCCCTTGGCATGCGAAGTTGGAATTTTACCGCCATACTTTGGTCCCATGCGGTCAGCGGCGGGATTGCGTGGACCAGTATACACATTTGGAGGTGCCGCAGGACGACGCGGAGGAAGCGGAATACGCTTCTCTGGACCCGCCTGATTCATATTATCTTCCATTTGCGCCCGGCGGATCAATGCACCAATTTCATCATAAGGTGTATCGCCACCTTCTCTACGATGCCGAATTTTTCCGCCACGCTTCATGCCGCCGACGTGCTTTTCGCCATCGCGGTATTCATTTGCCTTCTTCATGTCACGATTGACGAGACGATCAACCGGAGGCATGGCGCTTCCGCCGCTCTTACGAGCCTTGCGGTCTGCGCGCTTCTTGGTCATGTCGCCGCAAACTTTGCCGCCAGACTTGTACTGGCGTGGGCTAACAGGACGCATACCCGTCTGCTTGTCAGCCTTTTCCATTTCAGGGGGAGACCATGAAGACGAATCAACCTTCTTGTGAGGCTCGCCAGATTCAATGTCCTTGATGCGTTTAGCCGCTCCGTCACGGGCAGCTTTTAGATACTCATGCATAAAATTGCTCCATAGCTGCGGCAACGCAGTTGCTGTAATTAGATATTACCCCAGATTTGGCATTGGTACAACATTTGTTCACGGTCTGTTCCTAGCTTTAATCATGCGAAGGGCATTGGCTATAGCATTGTTATTGCTAATCCTTCCGCCCGTAGCGGCAGTTGGCACCATACCCCAATTAATAGCGTTTCCGTATTGGTTATATACTGCATATGGATTATCATAACCATATGCCAACGGATATTGATATTGGGCTACAGGATATGCCGCAGATGGCGGTGGTGTTGTTGCGTCTTTTTGCGAAGAATCGGATTTTTTACGCAAAGGTTCTACGGGATCGTGACCATAATTTTCGCGATATTCTTGCCGCGTCATGTCGCCATTTGGCCCATAACCAATCGGGTCCGTTGCAGAAGCTACTTTTTCGTAATTCGGATCATTTACCCCTACAAATTTTGGGGCAATCAAGTCTTCCACTTTACGCAAAAGACTACCTTCTGGCGTAGTCCTTTGGCCTACCGCTTCCTCACCCATTAAACTTTTAGGGCCGCTTAAATTATTGATTGCATTGAATTTAGCAATTTCAACCGGGTTTTCTGAATCAAATCCTTGGCTTTTCATCATATCAAAGTATTTTTGATTAGCTTCATCTGTAGACGCGGTTGGCGCTGCTTCTCCTGAAGGAGCAACACCAGCAACTTTTCTAGAAAGATCGTTTGACGCCGGAGAAACGCCATTAGACTTAGCTACGGGCGGAGTATCAGTTGCTGTTGCTTTATATGGAAGTCCGGGTGTTGTAACACCGGGCGAGGACGCAGCGGCTATTTTAAGTGCCTTATCTACTACATTATAACCCTCTGTTGGCGTCCCTGCGGCTACAGCAAGATTAGGTTGGGGCGTTGGCGTATGTGGAAATGCAGGTTGGGATACAGGCGTAATATCATAGCCAGATGTTGGCGTTCCTGCCGCCCTTGCAAGATCATACCCAGACGTTGGTGTCCCAGAAGCCCTTGCCAAATCATAGCCGGACGTGGGAGTGCCAGCGGCAACAGACAGATTTGGGGATCGACTGTTTATATTATATGCATTTTCCGTATTTGTTGGGGATGATGCCGAAACTGCGGATGATGGCGAAATTCCATTCAAAGATGTAATTAAATCTTTGTTAAGGTCAGAACCCATAGCAACTGCTTGATCCCGAACGGCCTGTTCTGTCGCAGCACTTCTTAATGATTCACGCGCAGTCCGATACCCCATTAAAGGAGATTCGTCTGAAGCACCCAATGAATTTAACATGGCAGATTTACCCATAAGCCCAGCGCCGGGGATACCAGTATCTGGCACTTGGAACTCATAAGATAAACTATTGGGATTAGCCATTATCGGAGCAGTTTTAGAATTAGCAAACGAATACCCATCAATACTAGGTTCAGTTTGGTCATTTTGAATTTCTTGTTGTGTCGGTACACTGACTTTTGGGCTTTCAATTGGACCGAAAACTCGATCCATTTC